AGAGAGATTGGGGATATGCAAAAGATTTTTGTTATGGAATGTGGTTAATGTTACAGCAAGATGAACCAGAAGATTTTGTGTTGTCAACAGATGAAAATCATACAGTTAGAGAATTTGTAGAAAAAGCATTTAAATTGAAAAATATTGAAATTATTTGGAAAGGTTCAGGAATAAATGAAATTGGATATGATAAAAATACAAATAAAGAATTAATATTTATATCAGAAAAGTATTATAGACCTGCAGAAGTTGATTTACTATTGGGTGATTCAAGTAAAGCAAGAGAAAAATTAGGATGGAAAATAAAATGTGATTTTGATAATTTGGTAAAGAAAATGATAAATGAAGATTGTAAATAATTTAAAAACTATTTTGATAATTTTAAATAAAATGAAATCAACTATATTAATGGGTGGATTAGGTAATCAATTATTTCAAATATTTCATTTAATTGCTTATTGTTTAAAATATAATTATAATTTTAGATTTAGGTATAGTGAAATTTTAGAAATAGGTAATCCTTATCGTCCTACATATTGGAATAGTTTTTTAAAAAATTTAAAACAATTTACATTAACAGGTGAATATGGAAATCAAATTTTAAACTTACCAAAATTATATGAACTAACCTTTCATTTTATAGATTATCCAAATATCAAACAACCATTTATATTTGAAGGATATTTTCAATCTTATAAATATTTTGAAAAAGAATATAATACAATTATAAATATTATTAAATTGAAAATACAACAAGAAAAAATAATAACAAAATATTCAAAATATTTTAATAATAAAAATAATTTAATTAGTATGCATTTTAGATATAGCGACTATAAAAATATACAAGAACATCATCCTATTATGAAAATAGATTATTATAAAAAATCATTAAAAATAATAATAAATAAAATAAATATTGAAAAAATAGATATACTATATTTTAATGAAAAAATAGATAATATGGAAATATCAGGAATTATTAAATTATTGGAAAAAGAATTCCCAAATTTATCATTTAATAAAGCACCAGATGATGCAGAAGATTGGGAACAAATGTTAATGATGTCATTGTGTCAGCATAATATAATAGCAAATAGTTCATTTAGTTGGTGGGGAGCATATTTTAATGATAATAATAATAAAATAATAACATATCCAAGTAAATGGTTTGGACCAGCACAAGGTAATAAAAAAATGGATGATATGTATCCAGAAAAATGGATAAAGATAATTATTTAAGAATTATTTAAAAATTAATATTTAAATGAAAATATTAATTATAGGTGGATTACATCATAAAAATAAAGAGGGTTTAGAAAATATATTACAATATTTAAAATATGAATTTAAATGGGGAAATATAAATGATATTAAAAATTATGATATTATTTATTCACCATCTTATCCAATTGATTCATCAAAATACTTGTCAAAAAAATTTATATTTGGACCACATTTTTCTGTATTTCCTGATTATAAAATAAATTTAATAAATAATAAACACTCTAATGCTATATATATACAACCTAGTAAATGGGCATCTGATGTATGGATTAATATAGGAGTTGAACAAATTATTCCTATAAAAACTTTTCCATTTCCAGTTAATACTAATAAATTTCAACCAATTAATATAAATAGAGATAAAGTATTTATATATTTTAAACGACGTAAACCAGATGAATTAAATTATTTATTAAATTTTTTAAGTAATAAAAATATAGAATATAGAATATTTGATTATATAAAACGTTATAATGAAGAAGACTATTTAAATTATTTACAACAAAGTAAATATGGTATAATATTAGATGCACATGAAAGTCAGGGGTTTGCAATTGAAGAGGCATTATCTTGTAATGTACCTTTATTAGTATGGAATACACAGTTTATGTCACAAGAATATGGTGGTAATTATCAAAATATACCTTGCACAACTATTCCATATTGGAATGATAAATGTGGAGAGTTTTTTTATAAACAAGTAGAATTTATAAACACATATAATAAATTTATAAATAATATAAAAAATTATAAACCACGAGAATATATATTAGAAAATTTGTCTGTTGAAAAATGCGGAGAAAAATTTATTGATTTAATTAATCATTTTTAATTTATATTTAGAAATACAAATCATTTTTATTTATTAAATTGTGGAAATTTTATATCCTTTGAAAATTCATTTCTATATTCTAAATTAAAAATATCATCTCTAATATAAATATTATCTACAATATCATTTACTAGTAATTTATAGTTATTTTTATCAAAATAATTTCTAAGCCATTTAAATTTTTTCATTATAATTTTGTTATGTATGAAAGATTCATGTTGATCTGATATTTCTATTATAACTATTTTTGGTTTATATTTTCTTATAGAAAATCCATTTAATACATTATCCTCAAATCCTTCAACATCCAATACAAATAAATCAAAATCAGATGCTATATTATTATTTTTTAAAATATTATCTAATTTTTCAACTTCGACAGAATGTACTTTGCTATTTATAAAACTATTTTTTGCCCACGAAGTATTTTGATATATATTAAATGTTTCTTGATCCATTGTAGATAATGTACCTGCTTCTATTATATTTAATCTGCCAGATTCTTTTCCAACTGCTATATTTATTGTTTTTACATTTGAATGATTAAAATGATTTTTTACACATTGGTAATATATACTAGGTACCGGTTCACAATATAATCCATTCCATCCTATTTTGGCAAGATTATATGTAAATGAACCTGTAAAACCATCATTTGCACCAATTTCAACAAAAACACCATTTGTTTTATATCCTAATATTTTATTTAGTACATTATGTAGAATTAATCCTATTTCTCCACAAGAAGTGCTTTGTAAATACATTATATATTATATATAAATTTTATATTTAAACTCTTTTTAAGTTAATTACATATCTATTGAATTCAAAGAAGTTGTCTCAAACCATAATAAATCCAATTTATCTAATATATCAAATGATATTTTATTATAAATAAAAAATTTATACAAGTGTTTGATATATTCATAAATAAATTAGAAACATATCAGCCTCGGCAATATATTTTGGATAATTTAACGGCATAAAATTGCGGAAATTATTTTAAAAATTTAATTAATATGATTAATTAGTATAATATAAAGATATATATATATATATATATATGATTATTTTGAAATCATATTAAACCAATTTATTCATTGTTTCAAAAAATATTTGTTTTATTTTGTTAATATTGTATTTATTATATTAGTTGTGCTATAATTTTTGTAAAAATTTAAAATTATAACATTTTCAACATATTCGCTACCAACTATATCTTCTTTTTTATAATCATCACCTTTTACTAAAATATTTGGTCTAATTTGTTTTATTAATTTTATAGGCGTATCATCTTCAAATGATATAATTTCATCAGCAATATTTAATTCACTTAAAAAATTGATTCTGTCTTGTAAATTATTTATTGGTCTATCATTTCCTTTTATTCGTTTAATACTTTCATCACTGTTTATTCCAATAATTAATTTACTACCAAGTTTTTTACATTCTTTTAATAGTTTAATATGTCCTATATGAAGTATGTCAAAACAACCATTTGTAAATACAACACTTGGGTTTTTATAACACTGTTTCCAATCATATTTATTTAATATATAACAACCAGATGTTTCAACTGCTTTTTTTCCATTTTTACACAATATATTTAACATGTGTCTATAATAATTATTATTTAATTTATATTTATTTTCAGATATATATATAGATAAAGCAGCTATAATTGTATCACCACAACCAATAACGTCAATAATATTCGATTTTACAACTGGTTCATCTATAAATGTTAATATATTATCATTATTTTTGAAAAATATTCTCATTCCTTTATCAGCTAATGTATTCAATATAATTTTTATATTATATTTATCAATTATTTTATCTTTTATCATATCTATATCATTATATGTATCTATTTTTTCATATTTTAAACATTCTTGAAATTCGATTGTATTTGGTTTTACAATAGTAGCATTTTTATATTTTGAAAAATCACAACTCTTAGGATCTATTAATGAAATAATATTATATTTATTTGTTAGTTCCAAAATTTTTAATGTCAAATTTTTTGTTAATGTTCCTTTATTATAATCTGATAATAATGCAATATTAATGTTAGAAATAATACTTTCAATATATGTAATTATTTTGGTTTCATTAATATTGTCAATATTATATATTGTTTCTTCGTCAAATCTACTAATACAAGTATTATTACAATATATTCTATGTTTTCTTATAATATGTCTATTTGTTTGGTGAAAATTAATAAGTTTTATATTTTTATAATTTGAAATTAATTCTTCGACTTCACTAATTTCATTACTATTTATACAAGTAATAAAGTAAATATTATCAAAAAACTCTAAAATATTAAATAAAACATTCCCACAACAACCAATATTTTTTGATTTATTTTTAATATTAACAACAGGAAATTGACCCGATGGTGCTATTTTTGTATATATACCACTTATTTTTTCATCTATTACTAAATCACCAAATAATAAAATATTATTCATTTATATTATATTTAATATTATTTAATAGTATTAAAATATAAAATACAGCAATATTATATGCTATATTTAAAAAGGTTTAATATTTCATATTAAAGATATTTCATATTGAAGATATTTCATATTAAAGATATTTCATATTATAATAAATATAATATAAATGAATATTTTTATTGATTTAGATAATACTTTATGTAGTACAACTAATTCTGATTATGAAAATAGCAGTCCTATAATTGAAAGAATAAATAAAGTGAATAAATTAAAAGAAGAAGGTAATTATATAACTATTTGGACAGCAAGAGGTAGTAATTCAGGGTTAGATTATACTGAACTAACAAAAAAGCAGTTAAATGCGTGGAATATTAATTATGATAAATTAGTATTAGGTAAACCGTCTTATGATTTATATATTGATGATAAATCTGTTAATGTTGATGACTATTGGAAACAACCGACTAAAAATATTCAATCAAAAAAATTAAACTCTGAAATTGTAGAAAAAGGATGGGGTAAAGAAATTATATTTGTAAATAATGATGAATATTGTGGTAAAATATTATGTTTTAACAAAGGAAAAAAATTTTCAATGCATTATCATTTAAAAAAGAAAGAAACCTGGTATATTAATAAAGGAAAATTTATATTAAATTGGATTGATATTGAGAAAGGTATTACTCATAGTGAATATTTAAATATAGGGGATGTTATAACAAATGAACGTGGTGAACCACATCAAATGGAAGCATTAGAAGATTCTGAAATTTTTGAAGTATCTACAAAACATTATGATAACGATAGTTATAGAATTTATAAGGGTGATTAATTATATTAAATAATATTAGAATATTCGATATTTGGAAACCCAAATATATGCCATGGTTCTACATTACGATTATAACATAAACAATTAATTATAGGCTTAGGTTTATCATTTTTTATAGCCGATGCTAAACATGCTGTTCCAGAATATGTGCATATATATATATTACAAGAGTGTATAACGTCACATAATTCATAGATATTTGCTATATTTATTATATCGTATTCAGGAAATAAATCCAAATTATTACAATTAATAGCTGTATAATTTAATATTGCTATTTTGCAATTACTTTTATCATTTATTATTTTTTTTATAATAGTTTTATATTTATCTATATTTTGTTTTATATTACTGCTTTCATTTTTACTATTCAAATCTATTATTATAGTATCATTAAGTTCGTCACGTATTTTAGGAGTATAATAAATTTTAGGATATTTATTATTTTTTTCTAATCCGTGTCTTAATTCCATTGTTTCTATAAACGAATTTTCTTCCTTTTGTGGTATATCTGAAGGCCACCATCTTGATGTTCCTGCGTTTATATTTCCATTTTTTTTACCTTTAATGTATGGATTCATACCCCATACTAAATCATAAATTTCATCATTATAATATTTACTATTAGGATGAATATACACATCATATCCCTTTTTTGAAAATTCCTCAGGTAAAGTTGAAAATTGCAAATTATCTCCTAATCCACCATAATGTTCATAAATAATTATTTCTTTGCTCATTATCTTATATACTATATTTAAATTTTTTAAATAATATTAAAAAACTAGTTTTATTTCCACAATATATTAATTTTGTAAAGTAGTTGGTATAATACCTAAGTTGCTTCCTTGTTTAAAAAATTCATCATTACTCCAATAATGTTTAAAATTTATATTTTTTTCAAAAAAATTACACATATAATAATCCATTGGTATACCAAAATTTGTTTCAATATTATTCAACCAATTTAAATATTTTACAATTGCTTTATATTTCCATATAAAACTATCTGTACATCTTGTATAAAATTTTCTTGATAATCTAAATCTATCCGTATTATTTGTAATATCTTCTATATAGTTATCATTGTTATAAAATTTACGATTATTATAACCGGTTGATGATTTAAAATTAGGTGTTTGCCACATTCTATTATCAAACATTCCAATGTGGACCAAATCCCATTCTTTATCTTTTATTGTATTTAAAAATTCGTTAAACATTTTAATATCTTTTCCTAACATTACATCACTTTCAAATACTAAAAAAACCCCTTCTTTATAATTTTTAACTATATATTCTAAATTCGCTTTATAATTTAAAAATAATGACAATTCTGGATATTTCATAGGATTACGTCGCATTGTTTGAACTAATTGTGATGTAATATGTTTATTATATATTTCTTCAGTAATTGTATGTTTATATGTAGGACTTATATATTTAACAAAACATTCATCTATGTTTTGTCCTTTAAATAAATCTTGTAACATTTTGCATCGTTCAGGTTCAAATTTGGGGTTTGATACACAACAAATATGAGAAATATGATTCCAACATTTTTTACTTAAAATACAGTTTATATCACTTGCAATATTTTCAATTGTTCTTTCTAATTTATTTTCTTTATTAGGAAATACATTATTATTAACTATTTTTAACCATTCATTTGGATTTTCTTTTAAAAATATCATTTTTTTAATTACTTTATTTATATTATTAATATCTTTTAAGTTTAAAAATCGTTCTTTGTTAATATAATCATGTACTTTATCAGACCCCCAATATACAGGTATAATATTGGATAACAAACCATTTATTATTTTTTCAGTAATATATGTATCTTCTCTACTATTTTCCATAGAAATAATAAATTTAAATTGATTTACAAATGTATGATATTCCTTTGTATTATATTGTGGTGCTAAACTGCATCCTATATTATTTTTATATCCACCAGCATAACACACATTAAAGTGCTTTTCTAGTTCATTTAAAAATTCGTTTCGTTCTTTACCTCTTGAATTGGATATAATAACACAAACATCTTTTTTAGGAACAGTAACTATTTCTTTTTTCGTTTCTAATGTTTCAACAAAATTATTCGTATAAATATATGGAATAAATAAAGGTACATTTACAACATTTTTATGATTTCTCTCTCCCCATAATACACTGGTATAATCAGTTTTATTACATTTTAGTGTAGATTCCCCTGAAAATAAATAAGTATGTTTCCATTGTTTACTTGTAATTAATGATGAAGAATTAATTAACATATCAAATTCACATAAAATTTCACTTTCAATATTATTACCTTTTTCACATGGTTCTCCATATACCTTTTCAAATAAATTCAAAAAAAAGTCAATATGCAAACCTGGATTTGTTTTATCATCAAAACCACCGAACCAACCATTAAAAAATATTTTCATTATATAGGGATATATTTATATAAATATTTAATCTTTATATATATATATATATTTATATATGAAAATAGCGATAGCATTATACGGGATGGTAAATACATATTATTTACATAAAGACATTTATAAATAACATAAAGATTTACTTTATAATATATTAATGAATAAATTATTGTTATTTGATTTAGACGGAACACTGGTAAATACAGACTTTATTTATATTAAGGTTTGGAACGAATTATTAAAACCATATAATATCAAATGTAATAAAATATTTTTTAATTATTTTATCAAAGGAAAGAGTGATATTAATTTTATGAAGTATATAATTCCATCTAGGACTACTAATGAAATTAGTAAAATTTCTAAAAAAAAAGATGAATTGTTTAAAACATATTTAGACAAAAATAAAGAAATATTATTTGATGGAGTTACTGATTTTTTTATGAAACATAAAAAAAAATAATAAAATTGCTATAGTAACAAGCAGCAACAAAGAAGCCGCACAACATATTTTACAATATTCTGGATTAATTGATTATGTTGATCTGGTTATAGCATCAGAAGATTGCATTAATCATAAACCAAATCCAGAACCATATTTAAATGCAATAAAACATTTTGATATACCTGAAAAAAATATATTTATATTTGAAGACAGTTTTTCGGGTTATAGTAGTGCAAAACGAACTAATGTAAATAATATCTGCTTAATATAAAATGAAAATTCTTGTAGTGAAATTATTAAAGCCGATGAGTTTAAATTCAATGATTATCGTACATTAGATTTGAATAATGTAACAGAATTTTATAAAAATATTCAACATAACAATATGTCAAATTATATAGAACAAATAAAACAGTCAATAAATACTATTCCAATTAAGAGTATAAATAAAAATAAGAATGATTTGAAAACAGGATACATTTGCGATATTATTAGTTATAATATTAAATATATCAATGGTGATAATGAAAACATCATTCTCAAAATTACTAATTTTGAGAATGAGTTATCAAATACTGCTATAAAATTAAATATGTATGAAAATGAAACTTATTTTTATAGTAAAATATCACATTTAATCATTAATACTCCAAAATATTTTGGGACATTTAAAGATAATCATAAGGATGCAATTTTATTAGAAGATTTAAATAAATATTCTGGTTCATTTAACATAAATTTGAATACAAATATATATATATTATTAAATGTGGTTAAATATATACATAATATTCATAAAACATTTTATTTTGAAAATAATGATGATATAATACAAAATATGAAGATTTTGAAAAAAATTAATGAAATATCTTATTATAAAGAATTGATTAATTCACGATATGAACTATTTAAAAATAATGTTAATTATATTTTAAACAATAACGAACAAAATATAATTCAAAATATATACAATAATATTGACAAAATATACGATGAGGCGTCGTGTTTTCCATTGTCTTTTTGTCATGGAGATTTAAAAAGTCCAAATATATTTTATAAAAATGATACCGAACCAATATTTTTAGATTGGCAATACATACATTTAAATAAGGGAATAAGTGATATTGTATTTTTATTGATTGAAAGTATAGAGTTTGATATAATAATTGTTGAACTCGTTGTAAATTTTTACTATAAGTTACAAAATGAAATATATCCTATATCATATGAAACATATATGACTGATTTTAAGAATTCCCTTTGTATTTTCCCATTTTTTGTATGTATATGGTTTAATAGCGAATCTGAAGATAAACTATTGGACCCAGTATTTCCTATTAAATTTATGAAAAATCTAATGAAATATTATAATTATTATTTGGACGAATAATTTGTTTTTTAAATATATTTTAATACTAATCTAAGAAGATAGTATTGATATTTAACTCTAATAAAGATTCTTTAATTTCTTCGGTATAAACGCCATTTTTTAATATAACAATAGCATCTTCGTTTTCTAATGTTTTAGGTGATGAAATGAGATAATTATAACCGTAAAAAAAATGACCTTGTTTTTGATGACAATTATCTAATAATCCCTTTATATTAATTCGAACACCTATTTTATTTAACAATAATGATGTATTATACGAAGCACCAAATATATAAATTGGTTTATGATTGTCAGTAAGATAATTAATCCATTTTTTTATACAATCATCATAGTGTGTAATATTTTTAATAAAATGTTCTTTCAAATCCAAGTTATCTGTGCAGAATAAATTATTAGTTAAGATATATTTATTTGTGATTGAATTTACTTTTTGAACTTTAAAGAATATACTATGATTTTTAAAAAATAATATATCTATTATTTTGAAATTAGTTTGTTCAAGTATTTTTATAATATTGGATACACTATAAAATATATTATGTTCAAACATAACACCAAAATATAAGGAAATATTATTTTTCATTATATATTCCATATTAGGAATACTAAATATCATATAGCCATTTTCCTCCAAGATATCATAACAGTTTTTTAAAAATGAAATAGGGTAATATATATGTTCAAATAAATGAGAATGAACTATTACATCAACATTAAAGTCAAATCTAGATTTCTCATCAAAGAAATTAGATATACTATTTATTTTTTTATTATCAAAGGTTTTAACATTTGGATCTATTATATTCCATGAATTATAATGATCACAATTATTTGCTATCTTTCCTGATGGACAACCTATTTCTAAAATATTTTTATGCTTTATATACGGAGTTAATATATCTATAAATTTAGAAAAATACTGTTTCCAAGTGTTTCCAACTACTTGATAATTATGTCCATGTTCATATAGTATGTCTAGATTAATTAATTCGTTTAGTTGAATAATATTACATTTATTACAATATCCAAATTTAAGATTTGAATATTTGAAATCTTTATTATTTTCTACAGTTGAAAGAGAGATAGGAACATTTTGTTGTGTATGTATAATTTCTATTTGTGTATTACATTTTATACAATTATTTCGAATAATCATAATAATACATAATAATCTATGATTTATATTTAAATGTAAATCACCTAATATTATTTATAATTAAATAATACTATAGTTATTTGTCCAAGTCATTATTTAGAAGAAATTATATCTCAATTAAACTTATTTAATAACAATATTAAAAATATATAGTATATTATAATGAAAATAGCTTGGTGTTTCTATGGTTTACCAAAAAAATTAGAAAATGGGTTTGATAATATAAATAATTATATTAAAAAACATTCATATGATGTCGATTTTTTCTGTCATGCTTGGTATAATGATTCCACAAAAAATTGTATACAATCGCCATGGGCAATTAAACGAGATGGTAATATTAAAATTACACATGAACATTTAAATAATGTTAAAAAATTATATAAACCTAAAAATTTTTTATTTGAAAATCAAAAATCTATGAATAAAGAAGTAGATAATCTTAAAAATACTATTATTTATAATAATCGCGAATCAGATAATATTTATAATGTATTATCTGTTTGTTTTTCTACACAAAAAGTTATTATGTTATTAAATGATTATATATTCAAACATAATTGTAAATATGATTTTATAATTTTATCTAGATATGATTTTTTAAAACCAATTAAGTTAAATTTAAATGAGATTACAAATAAATTTATTTATTCAACTGATATACATTTTAAAACCAATAGAATTTTATTATCCCCTGCTTTAATATGCGGCGAATATGAAATTATGAATAAATTATTAAATAACATATTTACAAATATATTTTTATATAAAAATGATAACTCGTTAAATACATATATACAAGATAATTTAAAAGAGAAAATGATAATTAATCATGAAGAAATTCTTTTATGTAATTTAATATATAATAAAATTAATATAAATTGTGTCAAATTCACTAATCTTATTCCTAATTTTATATAATATTATCCATTATCATAGATGATATATTATGTATTAGTATGTTATCATTAATATGTTCATATTTTTCTCTTTTAAATATGATGCAGTACCACAATCAATACCTAAAGGTATTATAAACATGATTTAATAAATTTTTCATTAATCATTATTTATATTTGTTTTATACCTAAGATACCTTGTTTCCATTGATTATTTAAATCAGGTCGTGGTCTTTCATCAAATGTAATTTTCCATTCTGACAATTGTGTTTTCCACCATTCTCTAGTTCTACAATGCCATAATTTTTGATGAAAATCATTATCAAAATTTTCATTGAAAATAAAAACAGAATCTTTTGATGCTATTTTATTCATTTCTTTTAATATATTAATAACACTATAATCTTCTAAATGTGAAAGAACAATAGATGTGGTAAATAGTGTAGGTGCATTTCTATCTAATTTAACTTTTGATAATTGATCTTCAGCTAATCCTATATGATATGATACTTTATCTGTTTCATAATTTTTAGGATTTATTTTTTTAGCTATATCTATAGCACTTTCACTAGGTTCAATACCAATAACTTTTTTAAAATTAAATTCATCAACAAGATAATTTACCAACCATCCTGTTCCTGAACCTATATCTATAGCTTGATTAATTTTTTTATTATTTTGTCTATTTTTATTACTTGTTAACCATATTCCATGTAAATGTCCAGGTTTCCATAAATTATCCCATGGTCCTCCATTTTTTGTTTTTGCTCCAATTATTCTATCTTGATGAATTTTTATTTCTCTATCAATAACATTTTGCTGCATATATTCAGAATTATGAGAATTATAACTTTTTAAGTCATTATTACAAGTTAAACAGGGTTGAATAAAAATTTCATTAAAATTATCCATAACTTTTTTAGGACTATAATCTTTATATGCATTCCAATCATGTTTTTTTATTTCCTCTTTATTATTATATATGTGTAAAAATATATTTTTTAATGTTTGAGCATTTTTATATATAAAACATTTATCTTTTAATATATCTATATGTGCTCTATCACCACTTACAGTTGTAATCACTGGTTTATTTCGGCAAGAAAATTCAGACACAGCTGCTCCAAATGTTTCACCCATGCTTCTTGCATGAATCATTGCATCACAAGTATTTATAAATTCTACCTTTTTATTTAAATCTATTATCTTATCTAGATGTATAATATTTTTTTTTGGTTTAAAATATTTATCTGTATTAACAAATAAAAAATATATATTTGGATTTTCATCTGTTATTTGATCTATTACATTATGAACATATTTTATATCGAATTGACACGTACCACCATGTCTTCCAAATACAACTGCATTTTCAGGTATTCCTAATTCTTTTCTTTTATCTAAATTAGTATCTGGTAAATTAACCATATAATTAACTACTGGATAATTTCCTCCAAAACAATTAGATATTCTTCCATATACATCACCATGTTTAAATTTAGTATTAAATACACAGTGTATTATATTTTTACATACAGATGATTTTTTACCATCCCATTCACCTGCCTTTTGCATATATAATATATCGCATTTTTCATTTTTTAATATATTATCTGCTTCTTGATTCCAATTATTATATGGTCTTAAGGGAAATTCTTTTTTAAACTTATTTATAACTTCTGGAACATTTCTTTTATCATTACCAATATACATTATAATAGATTTATTACCTAAATAATATTTATTATAATATGCATAGTCAAATAAAGATACAGTTGTCCCTCTTTCACATAAGCAATTATCATGAAATGCTATTTTAACCATTTAATTTAAATTATGTGTAAATTCTTTAAATATTTATTGGATAGAAGCACTACAATAATTGGTAGGGAAAATATCTTAATTCATATTCTTATAAAAGAGTATTTTATCTTTAGAACCTTTTAAAATGCCGACTTATCTATAAATATTTTTTTAACAAATTATTCACTTTTAAATTATTTCCTTGTGCATTAAAAGCACTTTTATTATGAATTCTATGCATAACTTGTATTGTATTAATATTATAGAATTTTTTTCCTTGTTTCTATAATTTTAACTATTGGTGATATACCATCATTAACTATAATTTCTAAAAAATAATATATATCTTCTGTTAAAACATTTTAATTATTAATTTGATCAATAAATCTATAATTATAATTTACTATTCTTTTTTCAATATCAGAATAACCAGGTAATTGTCCAGCAAAAATTTTATAAAAATATAACCATACATTGTTATACTGCAATTTTTTCCAACATTGATCATTAACATATGGATTTGGGGTAGGTCCATAATATCCTTTCATTAAATTAACACATCCATCTTTAATATTTTCTAATAAAGTATTTATAAATTTATGTTTTATTATATATCCAGTTGCAGTTTGATTATCTATTATTTTATGAAAATTACCTTTATAATTTTTTTTTTGCGTTTCACCACGTGGTGTTAGTACTATCATATCCCAATCTTCATCATTTTTTATTAAATTAAAATAATATGTAAATTCAATAAAATTTTGTTTATGTAAAATAAAAAAATCATCTTCCATTATTAAATAATGATCATCATTTTTTTTTAATAACTCTGTTAAACATTTTATATGAGATAGTGAACAACCTATATCATTTTGTGTTTTATAAATAGCAGGCATTCTCTGTACATTTTTAAAAAATGAAATTTCATTTTTCATTTTTTCAATATGTTCTTTTCTATCTTCTCTACTATCTAAATTTATATAAAAACCATTCATTTATAATATAAAAATTATAAAATATTTAAATATTTTATATTAAGCAAAAATATTTAATTAAATAATACTTTCAAATAAAAATAAAATTTGAATTTTTTTAATTATATAAAACTAAATTATATAATTATGTATAATGATGTCACTTGTTGATTCATCTTTTGATTTCAATCAATTTATTTTACAACCTCATAATCTAGAATTTTATATTTTAAATTATTTTGTAGCAAATAACAAAAATATTCAAGATAAAATTAATAAAAATTTTAGTTCTGAATTAATTTTAAATTTAATTAAATTAATTAAAATTCAACAATTAAAATATCAGTTTTTATATAATCCTCAGCCTTATCAAAATATAAAAAACAGACACTATCAATATCTATTTGAAGCAAAGAAAGAAGCATATAAATCAGATTTAACACATCAACATGGTTGTATTATTGTACATAATAAGAAAGTAGTTGCTCGTGGACATAATATTACTCATGATTTTGAAGAAATGAATAGTATTCATGCTGAAATTGATGCATTAAATAATTTAAATAAAATTGTTAAGTTTAAAAATAAAAGGATTAGAAAGAATTGTTGTTTGTATATTGTAAGAATAAAGAAATGTGATGATACTTTAAAGATGTCAAAACCATGTAAGCATTGTGCAGAAAGAATTGTTAAATCCAATATTGGTAAGGTATATTATTCTGTTGATAATAATTTTGTTGATGATATGATATGCGAACATCTTAAAAATATTATTTAAAAAATTATTTAATAAATTAAGTATTAGAGATTTTATCTCAAATTTATGGAATGTATAATTCTAAAATTAAAGACAACTTGATTTACAAATTTAATTCTTATTCAAATCAAACATCTAGTAACAAAAAAATACTTTATAAAGAAAATTTAAATTTAAATGAAAAATTAAATAATGCAAAAAATAGAATAAATGCTTATTATGAAAATAATTGTGCGTTATGGGATAAATTTAAAAAGTTCTCAAATGAATACGAATTTGTTTATACATCATCATCTATGAATGATTATAAAAATATTAGCAATATTTATCCAATTAGTAGAAGTTATTTTAAATTATGGGAAATTATTTACGACTTTAAAGATATTCTTGATATTAATAAACTTAATATATGTCAATTAAAAACTGCTCATATTGCTGAAGGACCAGGTGGTTTTATTGAATGTATTTACAAATATATACATGATCATCTAAATAATGATATTAATTTAAATAATTTGGAAATTTATGGAATTACTTTATTTTCAAATTCTAATAATATTCCAAAATGGAAAATAAAAAAAAATATGATTGATAGATTTAATATAAATTTAAATAAAAAAGAAGATGGTAATGGAGATTTATATTCAATTGATAATATAAATAAATTTATCTATAATGTAGAAGAATCTAGTTGTGAATTCATAACTGCTGATGGAGGATTTGATTTTAGTTGTAATTATAATACACAAGAATCAGATTTTTTATTATTTTTAATTTCTGAAATTTATATTATTTTGAAATTATTAAAAAATAATGGGAATTGTTTAATTAAAGTATATGATATTTATTCAAAAATTAGTATTAAAATTTTATATATATTAACATTATTCTTTAAAGATGTATATATCATAAAGCCTTATACAAGTCGTCCTGCAAATAGTGAAAAATATATATTATGTAAAAATTTTAATAATTTAAATGAATTAGATGATAATATTATATCATATATTGAAATGTTTAAAAAAATAATAATAAATAAAGATTTAAATATTTTACATGACAATAATATTGTTCCTCCATATGATTTAGTAGAAGATATATTAAATTACAATAAATGGTATACAGAAAGACAAATAAATTATATTAATAAAACTATAGATTTAATTGAATATTTCAATAACAATCCAAATGAAAATGAAAAGGATTATTTAAAAAAATTATATAATCATAATAAAAAATATTGTTTAAATTGGTGTTTAAATTATAATATATTTTGTAAAAAATAATTATTTTTTATTTTTTTTATCAAGCATTGGTTTGACATATGTATCAACTAATAATGAACCTACAGCAACTTCACCGTCTTTTTGAGAAACTTTATTATTTTTGATATTATCTGTTTGATGTAACATATAATTTAGTATTTTTACATCATTTAAATTATTATTATTCAAATCATTATTAATAATTATATTATATAAAAATTTATAATCTTGTTGAATATATTTATATTTTTTTAAATAATTTAATTTTTCATTTTTATTTCTATATTTTTTACAATCAATTATAATTTGTTTAATATCAAGAGGTTCAATTTTTTGTGGTGGTTGTTCCATTTTATTAATTTAACTTATTATTATTATTTAAATTATTTATTATTTAAATAAATATATTTTATTTAATTAAAATTATGAATAATAATAATTTTTTAAAATCTAATCTTATAAATAAAAAAAAATCAATATATAATACTACTGGTTGTCCATCTAAAGGTAAAAATGTAGAAGATTATAAAAATCCAAAATCATGTAAAGATAAAAAGGTTAAATTATTATTTTCTGTTGATAAAAATCAAGGTTGTATTGATGATGCAACAAATAAAATACAAATACTTAATGAATATTGTGATGGTATTAAGGATAATAATTTATTACAAAAAAATAATAATACTAAAGTGAATTCAAATTTATCTCCAATGGAAAGATATAAAAAAAATATAACACCTATTTCAAAATTAAATATTCCTAATAATGCTCCACAATCTACATTAAATACTAAAAATAATACATTAAATACTAAAAATAACACTAATACATTAAATACTAAAAATAATACATTAAATACTAAAAATAACACTAATACATTAAATACTAAAAATAATACATTAAATACTAAAAATAATACATTAAATACTAA